CAGAACGGTCGGCATCTTCTCGCCGGCGATACCGTACTCCTTGCACATCTGCCAGGCGTTGACGGTGCTCGGGGGCGTCGCGGCGATGGTCACGTGCACGTTGCCGCTGTCGAGGATGGCGCCGGACACGCCCTCGGTCGCGTTGGCGGCGCGCGCGATGCCCGACCAGTTGGCGTCGGCCGGGTCCATCTTGGCCAGACTATTGTTGCCGGACGTCGCCTCTGCGCTGATGACGGTGCCGGCCGAGCTGGCCGTCGTCGTGCGGATGAGCTGCCACTGCACGTTCGCGGCTGCGGTCGCGACGCCCGGTGAGATACAGAGCTTCGCGATGCGAAAGCCGCGCGCCGCCTCTGCCTCCAACGACATCACGTCGCTGCCGGCGGCCGTGACTGCGACGTTCGAGACACTGACGATGTAAGTGGCACGGGACGAGATACCACCGATCGTCTCGACGGCCTTGTTGGCGTTCACGCCCGCGAGGTCGGAGCTGGAGCCGCTCTTGATCGGCAAACCCTGCGCCGATGCGATCCCGGCGAGGAGACACAGCGCGGTAGGAACATGAAGCAGGAGGAGAGTCCGTCGCTTCACGTTCATACTCCGCTGCAGTGAAAGCGCACGGTGCCGTCCAGCCCGCGCGGGGATTCGACCAGAAGATCGAAGCCGGTGCCCGCGACGCGATTCGCCACGGACGGCTGTAGTCCCGCGATCGCGATCGCTTCGGGCGTCAGTCCGTCCGCCGTCGTGCCGAAGACGCCGCAGATGATCTTGCTCGACGCAGTCACCCATGCCTGACCCGTGACCGTAGTCGAGAAGAACATCCCGACGCTCGTGAGTGCGAGCGAGACCTCGACGAGGTTGCCCCCGGCCTGTGCGTCCGTGGCCCACTTCGAGTCATCGATGGTGACCAGATTCGCGGCCAGGTCGAAATCTGCAGCCGCCAGCGAGCTGAACGGGAGATCGACCCCGGTCTTCGTGCCGATGATGGGAAGACCCCCGCCCAGGCTGGAGTAGGTATTGGCCTCACCGCCGCCGCCCGCGGGGACATCCGTGCACTCCCAACGCACCCCGCCGCCCCCACTCTTGCGGGTCATCTGATTCGCAGAGCACAGGTTCTCCGAGAATGCTTCGGGGCCGGTGATCGAGCCGGGCAAGAGGGTCTGCCCCATCGCGGGCATGGCCAGGAGACACCCGAGTATGCAGAGAGACTTCATGCCGGCCCCTTCCCGCCCTGCATGAGGCGCAGGAAGTTCGCGTCGATGCCGGTGTTGCCGGGCGCCGCCTTCGATGATTTCCCGCCCTGTGCTCCACCGCCCAGCCCGCGCTGCTCTAGAATCTTCTGTGTCTCGACCACGGCCGCCGGCGAGAGACCCAGCCGCTTGGAATCGAAGCCCGCCTCTTCGACCAAGACGCGCGTCAGCTCGGTCTGATCGGCAGCCGGATCATCTTTCAGCACGGCCTTCAGCTGCAGCGCTTTGGCGAAGAGCTGGTTGTGATCCTCCGGCAAAGTCGAGCCGGCGCGGATCTTGACGCTGTACTCGCCCTGGATGTCTTCGCGAGTCACATTCACGTACTCGCCTTCTGCCGCGAGCGCTGCGGCATCGGCTGAGCCGACGATCTGCACCAAGACCTGCTCGGGCATGACCATGCGCAGGGTCTGATTGAAACGGCGCAGGATGTCGGCCCAGAAGTCCTCGAAGGTCTCTTCCAATCGGGAGCTCTGAATGTCGCTTCCCGTCTGAACGCTGTTGGCCTCGGCCGCCGACTGCACGTTGATGCGCTGCCCGCGGTCCATCTGGGAAAGACCCATCGCCTCGCGGATGTCCTGCTGGATCTTCACGTCATAGAGCAGGAGCTCTTGCGGAAAATTCCCGAGCTGCACCTGGGCGATCGCATCGCCGAGAGATCCGTCGGCGAAGAAGAACTCCGAGATGCCCAGGTCGCCCGCCTCGAGGCGCTTCCGATCGGTCTCCGTGAAGGCGTCGCGCCGACCCAGCACGATGCGGCGCAGCCGCTTCACGAGCTCGGCCATGATCGTGCGGTTCTTGTTCAGCTCGATCTGCTGATCCTCATAGACCTTCGGAAACGGCAGCGGAATGTTGGAGTCGACCTGCTCCGTGAAGGCGAGATAGCTGTACGGCAGCGCCTCCCACGGGATCGGCCAGTCCTCGGGCTCCATCAGCGCTTTCTGACTCCCGGGCGAGAGACAGAAGAACTTCTTGTCACTCTTGTCGTACACCCACCAGAGCTCGACGAGCTTCGACCATTCCGGGTTCTGGCCCAAGACATTGTTCTGACGCGGATCGCCCAGGGCGAGATCGACGGACTTCGTCGGCGCAAGATCGTCGCGCACGGTGAGTCGCGGATGGGATCTCACCTGCTCCATCGTCAAGAGACTGCGGAAGGCGCACCAGCGCGCCGTGCCGTCGGGCTCAAAGGACTCGGCCATCGGATCGATGCGCACGTCCCACCAGGGTCGGCGGCGAATGCCCGGCAGCCCGGGCCGCGCCTGCGAGTAGCTCTCGATCTCGACGCCGTCTCGGTCATACTTCTCGATGTGCGGCATGTAGAAATGCTCCACTAACCCGAAGGGACCCAGGAGCGCATCGAAGAGACAACGATCGACCTGCCGCTTCATCTTCAGCTCGCGCATGTAGTGCCGCATCACCAGCTCTGTACGACGCGCGCGCGCGGAGAAGTCGGAGGTCCTCTGCGTGGGAGTCACGATCACGTCGGGATTCCGCTTCGAGAGCTTCGACATCATCGCATTGGTGTTCGAGTGCGTGACGTTCACGGTGATGCAGTCCTCCGGCGCGAGCCCCGCCCAGCCGATTTGGCCCCACTGATTCCCGCGGTAGTACTCGACGAAGCGCGCCGCCGAAGCGGGCTCGGTCGAGCTCGAGGTGAGTCCCTTCGCTCCCCAGTACTTGTGCGCGTACTCGAGGCGCTGGCGCCACTCGAGAAGCTCGGTGTCGGCGAAGCGAGGCATTAGCGAATCACTCCCGATGCGCCGACCCGCTCACTCGACCGAAGTGCATAGCCACCGGAGTCATACCGTCGCACGAGCCGGCCGCCGCGCTCCCGATTGCGTTTGGCCAGATCGAAGATCGAGAAGCCGCGCTCGCGCTGCATCCGCTCGCCGAGCGTCGAGCCCTGCGGCAACGTCGCCAGCGCGCAGCGCAGCGCATCGACGAAGTGATCGTCGCCCGCGATGGCCTCGGTCGAGAACTCGTTGCCGGTGTGGGCTTCGCGTCGATGCAAGATGCGCATCTCGCGAATCCCGTTCTGACACACGCGCATGAGAAAGAGCTTCGGGCGCTCGAGCACGGGATCGTCCGAGAGATAGTCCTGCAGGATCATGAACGTCGTCTGGCGATCGCGCTGTCTCTTCTGATCGACGCGAATCACGGGCAGGTGCAAGCGCTGGAGATAGCGCATGACCTCCGGCTTCTGCGGATCGGAGAAGTAGTGCTTGATGGAGTAGCCGCGGGCCTGGGCGCGCTCATGGATCATTCTGCAGAAGCGGTCCGGCTCGACGCCGCGCTCGTAGATCTCGTCGAAGCACACGACCGTGCCGTCGGCATCCACGGCAAAAAACACGGCGCAGGCCGGATCGTTGAAGCCGTAGTCCACCGAGACGTACTTGTCCGCGTGCGAAATCCAGGTGGGCTCGAGGTCTAGAATGTGAGAGACCCGAAGGCCATCGTCCATCCAGCGGAACGCGAGCACGCGAGACTCCGCGTACGTCCAGCGGCCCATGAACTGCTCGGCGAAGTGCGGGTCCCGGGAGGCCGCGCACTCTCTCCCGATCCCGAAGCAATCCTGGCCGTTCCCCTCACTCGGCGGCTGCTTCGCATCGACCGGCACCGTACGCGCCATCGAGCTCTGGCGTGACTCGGCCTTGCGATGCTCGACCCAGTAGCGCTCCCAGTCATAGGTCGGATTACAGCGCCCGTCGAACTCGAAATGCTCGATCCCGAGCAGGGGATCGGCCTTCGAGTCCTCGATGAGCTTGCGAATCCAATCCGCCTGGGGCTTGGGCGTGGTCGGCAAGAGACTCCTGCCGACGCGCGTCGAGAGATACTTCGTCCAGGTGCGCTCCAACAGATCCGCGGACTCACTCAAGATCGCGCGGTGCACCTCTTCGGCCTGGAGGCTGCGCTCGTTCGCCTCGGACTTCACCTGGATGTGCGTGCGCACGGGCTGGCCGTCCGGGTCGTTCCCAAACGAGAGCTCGATCGACATGTGACCCGAGTCCGGCGCATTCACGGCGCGCTCGAGGTCGTAGGCCCAGCCGTAGCGCTTGCGCCGATCGACGAGCCAGGTCCAGAGGTAGCTGAACTCTTTGGCGAGCCGGAAGTGCGGCGCGCAGATCCAGATGTGCCGCGTGCCGTCCATGCCGGAGAGCGGCAGGGGATACGCCTTCCCGTCCACGATCCCGAAGTCGGGGAAGCAGTCGGGCAGCACGTCCGCGGACGCCGAGAGGGACTTCGATGTGCGCGCCGGCGCGGAGATCACCTTCATGCGCGCCGTGGAGAGGTGCATCCGCTTCACGGCGGGCGCATAGATCTTGTACCCGATCGTCCGAAAGATGAGCGGCTTCCCGTAGCGGACGATTTCGACGGGCGCGTCCATCCCTAGATCCCAGCCGCGGTGAGCCCTTTGCCCGGCGCGACGATGCAGACGAGACGCGTGTTCTTCGGAGTGCCCACCGTGCCCCACGTGACGAGCCCGACCGCGCGATCCGCTGGAGAGACGAAGCGCCCGTCGATCTGCCCCGTGGTCGGCGTGTTGGGCACCGTCAGGAGATGCCGGATGCCGGTGAGGAGCAACGCGGAGGTCTCTCCAGTGTTCGCCGCACTCACGTTCGCGACGACGAGCCTCGAGCCCTGGAGCCGCCGGGAGTGCTCCACGACTCCCGTCGGCGCGATCGTCCCGCCCCCCGAAGAGCCGCGCGCGTCTCCGCAGCCGTTCTTGTAAAAAACCCAGAGATTTCCGGCGCGCGTCCCGTCCGTGTTGAACGTGACTCGATCGACCAAGAGGTTCGTCCCCACGTGATTCGACACCGCTGGATCGGGATTCTCCCAGCCCGCGATCTGCGCACCCGGACCCACGTTGAAGAGGAGGCCGTTGGTGACTCCGGCAAACGAGAAGCACACGATCCGACCGTGCCGGCCGACGTCGTAGGGCGACGCCCCGGCGCCGAGCTCGCGCATCGCCGCTGAATCGAACACGTAGCTGGCCATCAGATTCCTCCCATGCGCGCGCGCGCGCGCTCGATGCGGATCGCATCGCGCAGCTTCTCGAGTCTCTCGACCCGCCCCACGGCCTCCTCGCCGAAGATCGTCGCGAGATTCACGAACAGACGCTCCGCATACGTGAGGGCGTACTGCTCGAGCTTCACCCGAAACTCCGCCGCCGCCTCGGCCGAGAGGGTCTGGGCGTTGTGAAGAAACTCGGCTTGTCGCCGCACCTCCTCGACGATCACGGACCTCGGCTGCCGGAACGCCGAGAGTGCCGACGAAAAGGTCCGGAGGTGACTCGCGTTCTCTTCCCGCTCGGTGAGATACAGCCGCGCAGCCGTGAGTGCCGGATCGAGGCTCGGGAAGATCTGGGTCTCGGGCGGCTCGGTCATTCGTCCTGATCCTCGTGCGGGGGAGGCTCGTGCGGGGCAGACCTCCCGGAAGGAGAGGGAGGAGGCAGGTCGATCACGATGCGCAAGACGCAAGGCGCCTGCTCGCCGCCGATCGATAGATTGCACGGCCAGGCGAAGTCCTCGTAACGGCAGACGCAGCGCGAAGACGTTGCCTCGTCGCGCAACCCGTGGATGTCGCCGGTGCGTGTGGGGGCGCCGGACGCCAGCGCGTGGGTCGCTGCCACCAGAGCGGCGATGAATGCGATCAGGTACCCCATCCTCCGCCCGAAGCCTAGTGCAGCGAGGCTTGGAAATCTACGGTGCTACACCGTGGATTCCCGCACAAGGCAGGTCTGGCCTACCAGGAGCTCCACGTATGGACCGGTGGTGAAGTGTTGAACACAGCCGCATTGCAGGCGGCCATGACCTTGGGCAACCAGGGGCGCTCGCGGGTTGAAATCCCGCCCGGTCCTTCCGCTGGAACAGTATCCCTTAGCGTCAGAAATGTCGAGTAACTTCAACCTGTTGTGGGGGTGGTGAAGGACGGGTCTAGCCGAGACGCATCGGCGGCGTGTAGGAACCGAGAATCACTTCGAGCGCTTGGATTCGGTGCTCAAAGGCCATGCGGAGCCTCAGGGTCTTGATCTCGCCGACCTTCAGCGATGCGGCATCCCCAAATGTCGAGGCCCACTCTTTGTTGCGGTCGAGTAAATCTCGGTAGACGGCTCCTACCCAGGTGACAAGCGCCTCATGGTGCCGTTCCAGATTCTCGGCGTGATCGTTGGTCGGGTTGTCGGTGCCGAATTCAAAGCGGAGAAGCTTCGCGGCTTCTAGGTGACGACTGACACCCAGCTTGTCGTCATGCCACTTTCTGCACAGCTCATCGACCCTCTGCGCGAACTCATCCCGTTGGCGGAACGGTGCTCGAAAGAGCTGCCATGAGAACGCGAGCGCTACCCAGGCGGCAACGCTCGCGAGGAATATCAGGCCCTCGCGGAGAGGGGTGAGATTCCTGAGCGAGCTGAAGTCTTCCAAGGATCCGCTAGCTCTCGTTCGTCTCGCCCTCCTGCCGCCACCGCTCGACCGCAGGCTCGTCGGAGCTCCAACTCCGGTGGCTCTGCTGCGTCTCCTCCTCCACGACGATCCCCGCGCCGTTCCCCGCGCCGTTCCCCG